GTAGATATGGAAGAAATCAATGCAGCCCGTAAAACACTACCAGATGCAATCTTCAGAGCAGAGTACCAAGGAGAATTCATAGAAGGAGAATCAATGGTATTCCAAAACTACAAATCTTGTATGGTAGACCAATGGCCAAAAATACCACAAGGTAAAGTGTATGTTGGATGTGACCTTGCCAGAGAGTCAGATTTTACTTGTGCAGTCTTCATGGACCACAATGGAAACGTGCTGGATATCTACAGAGAGAATCAAAGAGATTGGTCTCACATGATCTCAGAGATAGTAAAGAGGGCTAGAACCTTTCAGGCCCATATCATGGTAGAGACAAACTCAATGGGAACCGTAGTACTAGAACAAATGAGAAAGCTATACAACAATGTAGAAGGCTTTACAACAACTAACAAATCAAAGCAAGAAATCATAGAAGGGCTGATACTTGACTTTACTGAAGAGAATATTCGTATTCCAGGGCCCGAGCTCTTTGAGCCACTTCAGAACGAGTTAGATGTATTTGAGATGAAGTACTCACCAAAATCAAGATCGGTCATCTACAGTGCACGTGAGCCATTCCACGACGACCTTGTGATGGCCCTAGCAATTGCGAACTACAATCGAAAACAAAATGCAGGACAATATGCGGTATATGGGGCCGGGAGGCGGATTTGATGAGTTTCAAATGAACGATGTCCTTTACATTTACACAACTAACTATAGTATTGAATGGTCGGACGAGAACTTTTTAGAAGAACTACTAGACGCGGCCTACGCAGATCTCAAGATGCATGAGCGCTATGAGGAGTATGAAGAGTGCCACAAACTCAAACACTTCATGGTATGGGCCGCAGAGCGATTCTAGAAAGTTCAATACATATACCAAATATATTTGAATACGAATGGTTACACTAAAAATAGACAACAACAGATACACGATCGCAGGTAACCCTACGATAGAGCAATGGCAAGAAGTGATGAAATGGGACTTCGAATCTCATGTACACTGGCCATACATCATCAGAGCCGTAACAGATTTAGAGTTTAACACTATCAGAGAGATGAACTCAGAACAACAACGTTTGGCCGTTACTATGATTGCTCATTCAATATCTGAAAGGTCACAAGTAGAACTACCAGACTTTGAGGCCATCACCTTTGGCCAGTTTGTAGATCTAGAATATCTACTAGCACATGGAACTGAGAAAGCACTGAAACAAATGCTAGAGAAGTTAAATGCAAAGTATGACAGGGCACAAGAGGCCTTGTATGTGATTGAGAACTATATCAAGTGGCGTACTAACATATTTAAAAGATACACTGCACTATTCGGTTTAGATGAAGTAGAAGATCTTGAAGATGGTTTAGAAACACGCAAGGCACTAACACCTGTAAAGGTCGCAAGCGATTGGTATAGAGTGATTGTAGAGTTAGCCAACGATGATGTACTAAAGATCAAAGAGATCACAGAACTTGGAGTTAAAGAGACCCTAAACTTCATGGCAGTACGCAAAGAGAAACAACTAGCCGAACTAAATAGGTTAAAACAACAGAAGAGACAATATGACTTACAAAAGCCTCGTAGATAGAATTGAAGATGCCGTTGATCGCCACAAGATGTTGGCCGACTTCGGTTACGGTCAGCTATCAGATATCAAAGTACTTGATCAAGATGGAGACGGTGCAGACTACCCGTATGCGTTCCTACTACCTAACGGTATTTCAAGAGCACAACAAGCGGTTACTTACACGTTCTCATTGATCATCATGGAGATGGCTATCACACCAAGAGAGATCCTCAAAGTACAATCAGACTGTGTACAGTACATCAATGACCTTGTAGCGGACCTACGGTTTGACACAACCTTTGATGGCGATATCAGTTTAACACAATCAGTACAGGTATTCCGTGAAAGGTTCCAAGATGAAGTAGCGGGTGCTACTCTAAATCTACAAGTAACCCTTGCGGACCAATTGGATGCATGTGATGCACCGGTTCTACCGATTCCAAGAACACCAAACATCTGGAGAAGAAACGATGTAGACGAAGTCATAGACTATGATGGGTACCCTGATGGAGCTGATGAGTTTGCAAACTTTGAAATGCTATCAACAGATGGACTTACATACATACTAGAACGTGGCCACGATCCAGAATACGGAGTAGCGTACCGTTCATTTAGACCAAAATCAACAGGCTCATATACTTTAGAGTTTGATATGAACTTTACATTCAATGAACCACAAGATGGCTCTGGTATACTTAAATACGGTATCAGACTATCTACTGCTAACTTGATTCAAACGTTCGAAAGACCTTGGGTTTCATCAAGCAAGATAGAAAACTTCAAGGCTACGTTTACTGCAGACTTTACAGAAGGAGCGGAATACTACTACAAGATCTACCAGTTCTACGCTACGCCGCCTGTACCAGGTGATGTAGGTACACAACTTGCAGGATCAGAACTAAAAGTATACAAGAACTAAAATGGTAGAAGTAGAAGGTTTAGATGAAGTACTAGCAGACTTGGCCAACTTTGGTGAAGAGCTACAAGAAACTACAACGACTAGTTTAAACGAAATAGCTAGAGCACTACCAAACCAGTTACGTGCTCAGATATTCGCTAAAAAGACTAACCGTACATACGGCCTTTCTAACTCTATACAAGCAACCGTAAACAACAACAAACTATCGTTAGAGATGAAAGCATATGGGTACTTCCAAGTCTTTGGAGTAACTGGAACAAAGGTAGCCGGGTTTGGTCTACCTCTTTCAGTACTACAGAACTTGAGTTCTACACCTAACGGAATCACTAACTTTAAATTTAACAAGATCAAACACCCAGGTATATTCGGAGTACAATCAGCAGCTGATACAATCTCAGGGTTAGATGACCTGATAGTAAACACACTTTTAGAAGACTAACATGGCAACAATCTCACAACAACCAAATCTATACAACGGAGCATACGTACCAAACGTATGGGTTCTAGATGGTTTAACAACAGAAGATAGATACGTACTAAATGTACTGTTAAACGGCACTATCGTGTCTACTATCAAGCAACCGGCAAACCCAGAAGGTGTTGGTATATTCGATGTACAGAAGATCGTACAATCGTACCTTAAACCGGCATTCCTAGAAGAAACTACATTTGCAGCAGATACGCCAGATGCTTTAGTGTCATACCAAGTACAATATGGTACAGAGACTGGAACAACAGTAACTATCGATGGTACCTCTACTACAAAGTTCGTGATCAACTCATATGACAACTGGAGAGTAGTTAACCAAGACCTAACAGACTTTCTACCTAACCCAGGTGATGATACTTGTAGAAACTCGAATGTAAATGCAAGGTATGCTAGCCCTTTGAGTTGGTTAACAAACTACCCAGAAGACTACAAGGTACGTTCGAATGAATACAAGACGCTATCATTCTTTTCGACTAACACAAATATAGGACCTAACTGGGGACCTAACGAAGCACCATTCTTTGTACATATCGAATACTTCAATGAAGCAGGTACTTCACTATCAAATGCAGTGTATACCCTTGGACAATCATGGGGTTCGTCTCTGAGACTTAACTGTCAAGATATGACGGTTAACCAGACTAACGACAACAGAATCACTACAATCGGTGTAGGACCACAAAACCAGCAAGATGGTGGAATCACGTGGGATCCTAACTGGGCATCATACATTGTACATGTACATGCTTACAACCACTGTATGGACACAACTATATCAGACTGTTTAGACTTTAGTGAGATACTATCAGATGGTTACCTTGGCGACATCATCTATGAAGCTACATTTACAGTAGACGATACTTGTGAAAGATTCGACCCTGTAACTGTATCGTTTGTGAACCAATATGGTGTTAAAGACTATATGGACTTCAAGAAAAGAAACACGAGTACTACTAACACAAATAGAAACAACTACACTAAAGTGTTAGGCTCATGGTCATCAGATTCGTTTGCAATAGACCAGCATGGTCGTGGTAAAACTACATTCTCAAGCGATGCAATGACTAGAGTAACCCTATCTACTGACTGGATGGAAGATAGCGTCTCTACGTGGCTCCAAGAGCTTTACATTTCGCCATCAGTACAACTATACATCAATGGCCAGTGGGAACCTTGTACAATCACAACTTCTTCGTACTCTGAGAAGACCTACGCAAGAAACCAGCTATTCCAACACGAACTAACAGTAGAATTCTCAAACAACCAGAAAATACAAAGAGGCTAGATGACACAAATATACGTATACGACGATACTGGTGCCAGATACGAACTGGACCTTTACAAGGAAGAACCTCTAAAGCTAACACTATCAGCAGAAGATTTAGCGGACCTACCAAGAGTAAACTCAGCGTTCTCTCAGTCTTTTAGAATACCGGCTACACAGAACAACTCTAAAGTGTTCCAATGGTGGTACGAAGTAAATACAGTAGACTTTGACATCACGCGCCGTGTGGTTGCTGAGATTCATATTGATGGCCTATTCTACAAGTCTGGCCATATCAGAATACAAGCAGCATATGTAAATGATGAGACTTCACAAGTAGACCTAGAGATAGTCTTCTTTGGAGAAGCTAGAGACTTTGCATCTCAAATTGGTGAGATCACTCTAAACAATCTAAACCTAACAAGTTTAAACCACGAGCTAACACTAACAAACGTACAGAACTCTTGGGCAGGTACCCTTGCAAACGGTGATGTTAGATATGCACTAGCAGTTAGAGGGTATGAGTATGATGATGCAGGTACTATCACAGGATCACTTGCAGAGATAGCAGATGCTTCACAACATACTAACTCATTTCAGAAGTCTAACCACCCGTTAAACATTTCACAGCTTACACCTATGGTTAGAGCCAAGGCAATCATCGATGCTGTCTTTGTACAAACAGGTTACTCATACTCTTCAGATTCATTTTTTAACACAACTCTATTTGAGGATCTTTACATAGATACTATAGTAGATGCTTCATCAACATTTCAACAAGCTGGTGGTACTTTAGAAGCACTATCAACTGGCCAATCACTACGACCATTTGAATCATTCGAATATGTAGAGTTTACAAATGAGATCTCTGACCCTGCTAACGCATTTGCAAGTAACCTTGGTTTCTACTACCCTCCAGTAGCTGGTAACTATACAATGGCTATTTCTTTAAATCTACGTATTGGTAGATCTATAGCACATCCTACGCCTACTTACACAATCAGAGTTAGACAAGGTGCAAACATCATCGATACTAAAACTGTAACAGTACCATTCGGTGTCTTTGCGATCAACCTAACAGATACACTATCTATGACACTCGAACCACTAGTAGCGGGTACAGGTACCTCACAAGCGGTTGTAGTAGAAGTTAAAGTAGAGAATGGTACCTTTAACAATGAGGTACAAGCAGATTCTTCATGGGATGTAACCACAGCACCTTCTTCGGTGTCTATTGCTTCTTTGATGAAGTACGATGTTAAATGTGTAGACTTCCTAAAATCAATCTTGACTAAATTCAAGTTGATGATGGTACCTTCAAGTGTCAATGAATTTGAGTTTGAAGTAAAACCATGGAAAGACTACATTGCATCAGGTGACAGACTTGACTGGACTAACAAGCTTGACAATTCTAAAACTGTTAAACTTTCTCCAATATTCTTTGAACAAAGTCAGTTGATTGATTTTACAGATCAGCCAGATGAGGATATGCGTAACAAGCCTTTCCAAGAAAATGAAGGTCGTACATATGGTGCTTTACAGTTTGATAGTAAAAATGATTTACTACAAGGTACTAAAAAGGTTGAGACTATCTTTGCGCCTACTCCTGTAGATATTGTAGAAGGCTTTGATGCAGCATCAGAGTTTGTGATACCATTCCTTGCTAAACTAGGAGATGAAGAGTCTGATCATGGTCACCTTCAAGAACTACCAATGAAGATCAAACCAAGACTACTATTCTGGAATGGTTTAGCTGCACAAGGTTTAAACGAAGCCTGGTACTACACTGATGGTACCACAGTTGTCCACAATACGACGAACTATCCAAGGTTTACACCATATTCAGTTTTCCCAACAACGTCTACCACAATCAATCTAAATTGGTTTAGAGATGCTACATACTTCCAAGGACCTAACGATGGTAAATCAGTTTACGAAGAATATTGGAATACATACATTCAAGAGTTGTACTCTAAAGAAGCTAGAATGCTTACAGGGTACTTTAACCTTGATTCACAGGATATGCGTGTACTTTCTTTTGATGATCTCATATTCATCAAGAACTCGTACTGGAGAATCTTAAAGGTATACGATGCACCACTATCTGAAACATCAACAGTTAAAGTAGACCTTGTGAAGGTCCTAGATGTAGAAACGTTTGCAAATGCCGGAAACCCAACGCCAAGTGGTGGAGGTATTGATGACGTCGTAGTTACTGGAGGTGGTGGTACTCCAACTGGTGGTTTTACATACTACTACCATACTGTACAATCTTGTGACAACCCAGGAGACTCTATAGTAACACGACATGATTCATTGATAGCTATTGGAGACTCAGTTAAAATGTCAGGAGTAGCTCACGTAGATATTTGCTACGAGGTCATCGCACACACAACATCACCACACGATACTGTTGTACTAGAAACATTCCCAGACTGCTTTAGTTGTAACGAGTAGTTCAACCAGAGACTAGAATATATTTGATACTATATGGCACAAAAGAACGTAAAAATCACATTTGAAGTTGATGGCATCCAACAAACTGTCAACTCGGTAGACGAACTAAACGAAGCGTTAGGGGACACTGCAAAAGCTGCAAAAGATGCAGGAGACGAACAAGGTTTCTTTAGTAAAAAATCTAAAGAACTAAAAGAAGGTTTAAACGGCATCAAGGCCACACTAAAAGAAGTTGGTAGTGGTATCAAAAACGGTTTCAAGAACCTTGGTCAATTCGCCAAAGGCTTCAAGACCGCTGGTGGTGCTGCGAAGAACTTCGGTAGAATAGCGAAAGGCGCCATTGCAGCAACTGGTATCGGTTTACTAGTAGTAGCAGTAGTATCATTGATTGACTACTTTACTAACCTAGAAGGTGGAGCTAAAGCACTAAAGAAAGTGATGGCTGGCCTTGGTGCAATCGTTACTAACGTTTCTAAAGCATTCTCTTTAGTAGTACGTGGTAAATTTTCGGAAGCATTCGATGTACTAAAAGACTCTGTAGTAGAAGCGACAGAAGCAGTTGACAAGCAGTTTGAAGCTGAGGGTAAACTATCAGAACTACGCCAGAAGAACATCATTGAGAATGCGAAGTTAAACCAGTCTATTGAGAAGAACAAGAAAGTACTTGAAGATAGCACGTTGAGTGCCGAAAAACGTTTAGAAGCACTAGACAAGGTTAACGCAGCAACAAGAGCACTTCAACAGAATACAATTGATGAAACTAAACTAGCACTTGATCAAGCAAAAGCTGAACTAGTTAACATCAACAACTTCGAAGAAAGACGTCAGAAGCAAGAAGAGATAGCACAGTTACAAGCTGACTTGATCGACCAAACTACTACGTTACAAAATGTAGAATATGATGCAGCAAGAGTCGCTAGAGAAATCAGAGCAGCCGAAGAAGAAGAGAAGAGAAAAGCAGCCGAAGAGGAAGAAGCTAGGAAAGTTAAAGCTGCAGAGGAAGACGCGAAAAGAGCTGAGGAGAAAGAAGCGCAAAGACAAAAAGATCTTGCAGAGCAAAAAGCAGCTTCAGAAAAAGCAATACAAATTGCAGAAGCAGAAGCAGCGGAAAAGAAAGCCCTTGAGGATGCTGTGGCGCAATCGAAAATTGATGTTGCCAATAGTGCTCTTTCTACTATCACTGCAATTGCTGGTGAGCAGTCTGCGTTGGGTAAAGCGGCTGCTATCTCTCAAGCCACTATCAATACTTACCAAGCTGCTACAAATGCCTTGGCAAATACTCCAGCTCCTCCTCCGTTCCCTCAAATAGCGGCAGCAGCTACAGTAGCACAAGGTTTACTACAAGTAAAGAATATACTAAAGACAACGACACCAGGTGGCGAAACTGCAGGAGCAACTTCAGCACCAACTGCTCCAAGTTTCTCTACACAAGGAGTTAACGTGAGCGACGAACTATTTAACCAAGGTAGTAACGTTGTTACACCATCAGGTGGCTCATCAGGTAGCCCTGTACGCGCTTACGTAGTAGCGTCTGAGGTTACATCATCACAAGAAGCAAACAAAAAACTAGACGATCTAGCAAGATTGTAAAGATACATATACTATGAAGAAGATTGTAGAACTACTGATCAAAAAACAAGACCTAGAACTAGAAGAGTTAGGCGTAGACGTGGTATCTTTAGTAGAGAACCCAGCAATAGGTTACGAATGGTTTGCATTTGAAAAAGATGTAGAACTATATGTAGACAACGAAGGTTTCGAAAACTACAAGAAGTTCCTAGATGACAATGTAGATCTATTCAAGAAACCAGGTGGCGGTGCTGCCGGTGAAGGAGCTGTAGATCACGGAGAACAAATGAAAGTACTAGAAGAGAAAGGTATTGATACAGGGTACCCATTCGGTTACTGCTTCCAGATAGCACAATTTGTATTTTACATGTTAGGTGGTTACGAAAGCCAGTATAGCCTCAAATGTATCAAAGGTATGGAATACAAAGTAGATGGTATAGATTTTAAATCTACACACTGGTATGTACAACACGAAAATGGCCGTATCATAGATCTATCAGCAGAACAGTTTGATGGTATACTAGATATCAATGACTACTATGTAGATGGTCGCAATGCAAATCTAGGTTTCCCATACTACAATGTAGATGGAGACAGAGTAGAATTTGAAACTACTGTACCTTCTTTACAAACTCTAAAGCTTTACAAGGCTTGGAAAGAAAGTCATGAGAAGAATGAATTCCTTGAGAAGTTTTACAAAGCTGCTAAATACGAAGAGTTACGTGCTACATTTACTGCAGAAGATTTCTTTGTACATGAAGATTTCTGTACAGATTGTTTTGACCTAGACGACGCTTGTTGGCCTGGTTACGAAGCAATTGGTATGAAAACAAAGAATGGTAAAGAAGTACCAAACTGTGTACCGGTGAACAATTCTGTTACATTTGAATCAATAGACGACTACCCTCAATATATCAAAGATGCTGCTAAACGTGGTATATCACTAAACGAAGCTATCGGCAATCAATGTGCTACACAAACTGGTAAAGTTAGAGCACAGCAACTTGCGCAAGGTAAACCTATATCAGAAGATACAGTTAGACGTATGTACTCGTACCTGAGCCGCGCTGAGGTATACTACGATCCATCTGATACAACTTCTTGTGGTACAATATCATATCTACTATGGGGTGGCCCTGAAGCCTTAGAATGGTCTAAAAGAAAAGTAGAGTCAATGGACCAACAATTTGCACAAGATGCAATACTTGCAGAAGCAGAGAAACTTGGAGAAGAGATTGATGAGAAACTAACTACATATCTATCAGAAGAAGGGTTTGCAGAAGAAACAACCGTAGGAGCAGTTGCAGATGCAGTTAAAGCACTAGATATTCTATCAAAGAGAGATGCAGAAGAAGAATCAAAAGTAGTATACAAATACGAAGGCCCTATACAAAGCAACTCACGCAAGTTCTGTAGAGCTATGGTTGGTCTATCTAGGACTAAAGTATTCTCTGCAGAAGATATCGATAGGATGTCCGTAGCGGCCGTTAACGGCGGTGCTGTAAATAGAGCAGGAGCTACTGCAAGTTCATATGATGTATTTAAATACGCTGGCGGTTCTAACTGTAACCACCGTTGGATAGAATACAAGATGTTTAAAGCTGCTGGCGGTAGAACACTACTGATCAGAACAGGAGTAGAAACAACAATAGGTAAAGATAGTTTTACTAAAGTTGTTGAAGAAGCTGTAACAAAAGTTAAACAGAACTTCCAAACTATTGATGAAGATCAAAGAATCGTAGTGGCACCTGCAATGGTACCTAAAGTGATGATCAAAAGACGTAACGAACTAGGTCAAGAATACTACGTTTACTTCTCAGAGAATACTATCAAAGATATCGCAGAAAAGTTCTTCGCAAAGAACTACCAGAACAATACAGATATTGACCATGATGGCAATATTGTACAAACAAATACCTTGTTAGAATCATGGATAGTAGAAGATACAACAAAAGACAAGTCTTCTATATATGGTTTTGAGGTGCCTAAAGGTACTTGGATGCTTTCAATGCGTATCAATGATGAAGATACATGGAAGAAAATCAAGTCAGGCGAACTAAAAGGTTACTCTATCTCAGGTAACTTCATCGAAGAAGCAATATGATGCCAGATATGAAAGACTCTATAGCAAACGTAACCACACTACTAGGTACTGGAAGTGCAATGATAGGTTTCAATGAAATTCTAACATTCGTACTGATCAGTACAGGTATAGTACTCAATGTAGTGAGGATACGTGCTACAAATCAAAGAGTCAAGCAAGAGTCTAAAAAATAGACGCTAAATACTTTAGTAGCTCTTTGCTACGTTTCTTGGCCCAATAGTTCTTTAGGCCAGTGCCATCGCAATTCTTGATGTGGTGTATCATTTTGTTAGTTCCTCCACAATCTCCACACGACGGACATATGTAAAGCTTTTCTGCTTGTGATCGGCCACCTTTGGCCATTTGTTCTTTAGTAAATCCCATTCTATATTTGTATATTTTTTGAGTGTTAGTACTCATAGTATATATTGGTGCTTTTGTTTCATTCTGTCAGCTTTTAACAGTTCTATATTTGTATACGTAGAGCCTTTAAAAAAGGCAGATACATACTAAAAATAGTAAAACTAACAAGTATGAACGTAAAAGAAGCAATCAAGACTATCCGTGTGATGCTAGGTTCTGACGTAGCTGACAAGGCTGTCGAACTAGAAACACCGGAAGTTGTAGAGCACAATCATGCGTCAGCAACTTTAGTAGATGGTACGCAAGTATCAACTGAAGGTGAGTTGGAAGTTGGTGCTATCCTAAAGGTAACTACAGAGGCTGGTGAAGAACTAGCAGCTCCAGAAGGAATGCACGAAACAACTGACGGTATGATCGTTACTGTTGGTGAAGCTGGTGAAATCATCTCTATCGAAGAGAAAGCTGCAGATTCTGTTGAAGAAGTAGCTGCTGAAGAAGAGGTAAAAGAAGAAATGGCTGAAGAAGCTGTGGAAGAAGAAGCATCAGAAGAACCTAAAGCAGAAGAAGCATTTGACGCAGGACAACTACTAGAAGCTATCGCTGCACTCATTGAAGAGTACAAAGTAGCATCATCTCTAGAGATGTCTGAAGTTAAAGAAGAGCTTTCAGTACTAACTGAAAGATTTAACGTAGTAGCTGACGCACCAGCTGCTAAAACAGTAAAGAAGTCTTTCTTCGAAGAAGCTAAAGCCGCTAAAATGGCTGAGGAGTCTAGAGTAGACAGACTAGCATCTATCAGACGCAAGAAGTAAATTTAAACTAACAAAAACAAAAACAAGTAACATGGCTTTTAACTTAGCAGCACTTACAGCTTACACTCAGGAGAACACAGATCTTCTTTCATCAGCTGTACTAAACACAGACGAACTAGCACACGTATCTATCAGAACGGGTGTTCCTGCAGCTCGCACTGCAATCAACGTGTTCTCGGGCACAATCACAGAACAAGACAGAGACTGCAACATGGCAGACGCTGGTAACCTAACATTTGATCAAGTAGTGATCGACGTAGAAGACAAAGCAATCGCTCAAGATCTATGTCCAACAGACCTACGTGAGTACTGGTTAGCAGAAAGAATGCGTCCAGGAGCAGTAGGTGGCGAAGAAGTTCCTTTCGAGGAAACAATCGTTTCTTACGTAGCATCTTCAGTTCAGAAAAACATCTCTGACTTCATCGGCGGTGCATTGATTTCAAACATCAATGTTGGCGGTGGTGCTCAGAACTCAGGTCAAACTGCAGCTTCTACAGCAGGTACTATCATCGACGATCTAAACGATCTATACGAAGCTTTACCAGCAGCAATTCAACTAAAAGACGATGTAAAGATTTTCATGTCTCCTTCTTTCTACAGAATGGCAGTACGTGCATTCGTTGCAGCTAACCAATTCCACTACGATTTCGCAGCTGGTACTGGTGATGTATACCTTCCAGGTACAAACGCACTTTTAGTTCAATCATCAGGTATGATCGGTTCTAACCGTTTCCTAGCATTCTCAGCATCTCAAGCGATCTTCGCAACAGGTCTGATGGACGACGCAGAAACTATCAGAATGGTTTACGACAACGTAAATGACAAAGTAGCAATGAGAGCTTACTACAGAAGAGGTCTTGCTGTTTACGACGTAGCAAACACTGCAGTAAACGGTAACTTCTAAAAGTAACCACTAAACAACGGGGTAGGGCTTCGGCCCTCCCTTTTTAACTAAAAAATATCAGAACATATGGCATGTGATTTAACACAAAATCTATCTTTAGATTGTATTGACTCTGCAGGTTCAATTGTAAAAGTATGGGTTCTAAACGGACCAGCAGACTCTTACAGTGCAACGGCAGGCGATGTTACAGCTATCACGGTAGGTGGTTCAGCAGTAGGTCCTTCTGATTGGTTTGAGTGGGAACTTCCAAGACAAACTTCTTCATACACTGAAGCAGCAAATGTTTCGGTTGAGAACGGTACTCTATTCTTCCAAAAGGATCTAGCAGTAGTCTTTAACAAGATGACAGCTACAAAAAGAAACGAGCTTCTTCTAGCTACACAAAATCAAGATATGATTTGTGCATTTGAAGACGCTAACGGTGAATACTGGGTATTCGGTTTAGACAAAGGTGTATACACTTCAGCAGCTACAGCAGCTACAGGTGCAACATTTGCGGATCGCAACGGGTACGAAATGACTCTATCATCTCAAGAGATGGTTCCAGCATTTACAATCGACTCAGCTTTACTAGAAGCATAGTCGTCACGATACCCAATAGGGACTTAAAAGCCTAGCGAAAGCTAGGCTTTTTTAGTTAGATACATATAGTAGTAACAACTACACTAAAAAATATATTTGATTTAAACAGTCTAACACTATGACCCTAAAACTAGTTGACAATCAAGTAGGCTACACTTTAGCCTTTAACGTTACAAATGTAACAGGAACTTGGACGCTAACATTGACGTCACAGCTATCAAATTTAGATACACTAGATGATTTAGCTTTAAATGTTGTAGTTACTAACAATAGATATACAGAATTCTCATTTGATATTCCATCTACTTTACCAGAACAACACAAGAACGGTATCTACGACTATACTATCACAAATGGTATAGTTACTGAAACAGGTTTACTAAAACTAGTAACTGGTAGCGGTGGTGGAAACGGAACGGTAGCATATGAGAGTAACAACGAAAATAGACAAGGCCCAGTTTACTACCAGGGCGAATACTAAAAACTATGAGCAATAGAGTACCAGAGACGCTATATAGCGTAAAAGGAGCACAATTCGCTGCAGTAGAGTTACCAAAGGTTTCAGAACAACGTGGTAAAGACTACATGAAGTTTGGAGCAACTAACTTGTTTCCGCAAGAATTGATTGAGCTGTACAACACGTCAGCAATGCACGCGACTGCAGTTAACGCCATCACAGATGGTATCAAAGGACAAGGCATCGATATCATCGGTGACGAATACATCAACCTACAAGGTGAGACTATTGATGATGTTTACGGAAAGATTGTACTAGACTACGTTCTATTTGGAGGATACTCACTAAACGTAGTGTGGAACAAAGAAGGTAACAAGATCGCTGAGATCTACCACCTACCAATGGCTAACGTACGTTCAGGTAAAGAGAATGAAGATGCGGAAATAGATTCGTACTACTACTCAACTAACTGGGGAAATACACGTAAATACGAGCCAAAGCAGTACAAATCATTTGATCCTACAGACAACAAAGGAGACAATGCATCACAGATCTACTACGTATTTGACTACCAACCAGGACAACAATTTTACCCGTTACCATCATATACTGGTGCTTTAACGGATATCGATCTAGATGCAAGAATCTCTAGATTCCACAATCAGAACCTAAAGCAAGGTTTAAACCCTTCAATGTTTGTACAGTTCCGTTCAGGAATTCCAACACCAGAAGAACGTAGAGATATCTATAGAGAGATCGACGAAACTTTCTCAGGCGAAGAGAATGCCGGTAGATTTTTCTTGAGTTTTTCGAGAGCCGGCGAAGAAATGCAAGTTACTCCACTTGATTCTGCAAACGATGACTACTATATCACGTTAGAGCAAAGAATCACATCTAGAATCTTGACATCACACAGAATCACATCACCGTTACTTTTAGGTATCAAAGACTCTGCAGGTTTCTCAAGCAATGCAGAAGAAATCAAAGTAGCGTACAACCACTTCATGGGTACTGTGGTTGATCCAAAACAATCACATATACTAAAGACATTCGGATGGCCATTGAAATTTGCAGGCTACAATGTAACTTTAGAAGTAGAACCAAACGAAATTCTACCAACTGTAGAAGAAGAAATCAAAATAGAAGAGAATGGCACTAGCGATATTGATATCAGAACAGAGGGTTAAACAACTAACTAACCTAGATGACAACGTAAGAGTAGAAGAAGTTACTCCATTCATCATACAAAGTCAAGACCTATATTTACAGGACCGTATTGGTACCAAGTTTTTTGATAGGTTAAAAGACGGTGTGATTGCTGATGATTTAACAACTGAAGAAAAAGCACTACTAAACGACTATATAGCTCCAATGTTAGCACATTTCTCAGTATATTTGATGTTACCAGGACTAAAGTACAAGTTAGTAGAAAAGGGCATCCTTTCAGGCCAATCAGAAGAGACTGGAGCAACTTCTTTAGATGAGTTAAAGTATCTACGTCAATCAGTACTAGATACGGCAGAGTTCTATGACGAGCGTCTACGAGAGCGTCTTTGTGATGTACCATCAGGTACATTCCCAGAGTATTCTTCTCCAGGATCTCAAGGTATGGAACCAAACAACGACAAGGCATATTTTGCAGGTCTTGTTACACCAAACTACTTTAGTAAATATGGAAAGAAATGTAACGACTGTAGTGGCCAAGGATGTGAATGCATCGGAGGTACACCGCTTAACTAAACGTGGAAACACAAACATCAAGAAACTAAAACACTACTTCAATGAAAGCAAAGATAGACAAATTTCTAAATAGCTGGATCTCAAAGAAGTTACTAGTATTCTTTGTAGCTTCATACGGGTTGTTCTGGGGAACTCTAACGTCTTCGGAATGGTGTAACATAGCTATCATGTATATAGGTACACAGGGTGCCATAGATGCGGTAACAAGACTACGTGGTTTAAACAACTCGAACTAAAAATATATTTGAAGATATATGATACCAAACGACATCACATCAGCAGTACAAGTATATGTAGAAACTCAATCATCTGGAGCTGTAACGGCACCTGTAAATGGTTCGTGGGTACAAGCATATTGTGAGTATTTAGGAGTAACTACTCGTGTAGGTACTTCGTGGGTACAAACACTTGCAATGCATTTTGGACAAACAGCTCCAGTAAATGGTTCATGGGTACAAGCACTTGCAACTTACTATGGTTTAACTACACCGTTAAACAACTCTTGGTGGTTCGCACTAGCAAACTTACCAGCTCCAGGGCCTCCAGTAGGCTTGATCTGGAACACAACAACAACAAATTGGGAAGCAGAGACTACTCTGTGGAACGCGTAAACAATATATTTAAAACATGGGAACAACGTTAAACGGAACTCAAATCAACAACACGTACCCTGGACTTCTTAAAAGTTCAGACAATGCGGCTATCGGTGCTACTGAAAAAGTAGTAGGTGATGGTGTAGGTAACGATTCAACACTATCTTTAGGTACTACATCTGCATCATTTACAGGAACACTTGATGTGTCAGGTGCTACAGTAACTGGTTTACCAGTAGATCCTAACACTACATACGACTTAACTTCTGCTCAAGCAGGTTTAAACGTAGAAGTAACTCTAACTGGCTCAGACGCTACTACAGACGATGTAACTCTTGTAGCAGGTACTAACATCACTTTAACAGATGATGGCTCAAACAATATCACAATCGACGCTGCAGGTGGCGGTGGTGCTGCTGGACTAGAAAGCGGTACAGGTAGCGATAGTATGCAGTCAGCTGCTTCTTTAACAACTACAGCAGCAAACGCAAGTGGTTCAAACTCGATAGCTTTAGGTGACAATGCAATAGCAGTAGGAGGTACTAGTAACGATGGTAGAACTATAGCTATAGGTACTGATGTAAATGCTGGTGCAAGGTTCAGTCTGGTCATCGGTGAAAGTAACAGTGCTAGTAGCGATGGTGCTATACTCATAGGTAGACTGCATTCTACTTCTTCTGACAGAGGCGTGTCTTTAGGCTATCAATCTGATCAAAGTGGAAGTGGCCAAGACAAAATAGGTATAGGTACTTTAACTGAGCCAAACGGTGGATACTCTATCGCTATCGGTAGAAACGCTGAAGCAAAACAAGCACAAGGTATAGGTATAGGTTACAACTCACAATCAAGAGCTACAAACTGTGTTGCAATCGGTAACTTCGCTCGTGTAGATGATGCAGTTCGTGTAGATACAGTAGCTATTGGATATGACGCTAAAGCAGCTCAATACTCAGTAGCTATCGGTGCAAGTTCAATCGCAGTAGGTGAAGCTTCTATCGCTATCGGTGATGCGGGAGCTGCAGGTAACTACGCAGTCGCTATCGGTGATGGTGCACAATCAAACAACAATGAGACTGTAGCTATCGGTAGAAACGTAACAGCTATCAACTGGACTGCTTCAACAACAGTTAACCAGCTTGCAATAGCTAACTACTCAAGTTTAAACTACGCAGATGATACTGCAGCTGCGTCAGGTGGTGTAGCACTAGGTGGTGTATACCACAATGCAGGAGCACTACGCATCAGAATAGCGTAAAGAAAATCAAATATATACTAAAACAAAAAACATTTTAAAATGGCTTTAAATTTCACAACAACACTAACACTACCTTCAGGTATCGAAGTAGCTGGCGCATACGGAAGAGTTTCTGCAGTAGATCAAGCAACTGGTACTCAAGTAGATTCTCTAGTAGATATCTATACATCAGAAGCAGCTTTTACTACTGGTCTTGCACCTTTAGAAGTTGGTTTCAAAAGAACAGCTTCAGTAGCATATGACAGAACTATTGATGGTACAGATATTCTATTGATTGGACACAATGCATTGGTAACAATGTTAGCTGCTCAAGGTATGACTGCTACTATTTCTTTGTAAATAGTTTAAACATTTTTGAAACAATGCGGTAGTTGCTGCATACAATAGATACTTAAAATCAGTCAGAGCAAAGTACACGCTACAATTTCATTGTATATTTGGTTTACTCACACACTATCTTAGCTGTACTTTAGAAAGACCCAAGGTTCTCTTGGGTCTTTTTTTGTCTAAAAAGTTACAATCGTAACAGTACTACAGGATCGATTTACATTCGTTTTGATCGATTTGTTTAAAAATATTGAAACTTTTGTAAACTACTCGTATATATAGACTGAGTAAAAATACAAAAATATACGATCCTCAATGAAGATAGACAAAGATTTCCACAAAGCGCCGTACTGGTTACTCAGTTCTACGACGTTCTCACCTAACGAAAAACTAGTATTGATATCAATGCTGTCCGACTATGCCATGAACGGTAAAGTCAAATGGAGCCAAAATCAATATGCTGGCAAAACTGGATGTACTAGAAAGTACGTTAACGGCTTCTTTAAACTCTGTATACAGAAAAGTATACTACGACCAAACTCAGAAAATACTAAAGGTTCTGTATACAATACGTTTCAGTTTAACTTTGATTTAGTAGAGAGAATGGCTCAAAGAAACGACAAAAAGCTATTTAGACCTGTAACCCTAAAGGACAAACCTGTAACCCCAGAGGTACAGACCTGTAACCCTGGAGGACAAACCTGTAACCCTGGAGGTACAGACCTGTTACCGGCGGTTACACATATAGATAGTATAGATCTTACAAATAGTAAAGATCTATATAGGGGAGAAGACGACGTTTCGTCATCGTCTTCTCCAAAGGGCGAAAAGGACCCTGAAGAAACCATGCAAGAACTGATACTAGAACTAAATACAGAAATTTAACATGAAAGCAACAAGAAGTAGATCAATAGAAGAATACAAAGGATTTAACAACTGGTACCTAAAAGATGCTAGATTCGATACTTTAACTCCAGAAGAAGCATTGGCTTTAGGTATGGTTTACAACATGACTGGTAAAGCAAAGAACGAACGTACCTTCATTCGTGGGACAGCGGTAAATTCTATGACAGAAATGGCAAATCAACATGCACACCGTTACAATATCAAGAAGAAGGTTACCAGAACCATTTGGAAGCATGCTATGGACACTTTGATAGAAAAAAGGTGGATACATATAGTGAGGACAGAAACTGTTCCCACAGGTTACCAAGATGGCACGAAGTTACTTGAACATATTCAACTAACTGAATACGGAGAAGCCATGGTAAACAAAGCCCTAAACAAAGTAAAACACGAAGTAACAAACGTTAACACACTATTTTAAATGATACTAAAAGTATACAAGGTTGCATTGAGTAAAGGAATGAGCGACAATGAAGCGCTTTTCTCATGGTTTTTAACATGCATGTTTAGACATCTAGGAGAACACGATACACTAACAATGCATCGTACGGATATTCAATATATTTTGTTCAATACAACATGTGTTAAATTTACACTAGAGAAGATACAAGAAGGACCACTGTCTAAAGCATTTCTGTTCATTGACCTTGGCGATAGAATAGCTATACGTTTGAGACAAGATGTGTTAGACAAAAAATACAACGGTAGAAGACTTGGCGTACTAAAAACAGAAATTGTAGATGAGTATGCAATGAAACTTGGTATCTACCTACATGCTGCTTTAAACTTCATAGATAGTATTGTATCTGAGAGTGATTCACCATTTGAACCAGTTGACCACGAAAGCAGTAGATTTGGTAAAGGTCCTACAACTACATATAGTGTACAGGATAGATTTAGTGTAGAGAACATGTTAGGAGATCCACTAAACAAACGAAATAGAAAGAACGTAGAACGTGAATACCTTTTTAAAAGATAGATACGAAGATATCGTCAAGATGTCAGAGAAGATCACGCAAGACCCTGAATATAGAGAGATTGCGCACTTCATCATAGAACAATTCATGATGCACGAAAGAGCACAAGAGTTAGTTGATGAAGGCAATGCAATGCGATTCATGTCTGGTATGATCCATCGTAACTACCATAGCTCTACGAGCCCATACCACAAGATATTCAGGCAGAGTGGCCGTGTATACGCAAAAGACAATCTTTTTAGAATACAATCGCAGTTCGATGAAGATGGTATGTTAGACAATGATCAACTACGATATAGTAGCGCAAAAGGTAACAAGACCGAAAGACAGAAGGTATGGGATCATTTAGAAACAGAAGACTACGACTTCATACAAGATCTACAACTTGATACTATAGAAGGTATACTAGAAGATATGATGGCAGACGAACAACATGTATGGTATATGGCAACTCTATTTAGAATGTGGATAGAAACACCAAACTATTCAGAACTAGAAAGACGAACAAAGATACCTCGTACCTCAATCAGCCAAGCAGTTAACGAATGTAAACAGTACATACAAAACAAAATGAGAGAATATGGACATGATATTTAACCTTTTAGGATTCGCATCCTTAGGAGCTATCTTAGTAGACTTCATAGATACTATTGATAGAGAAGAGAAGTTGCCACAGAAGCCATTTAAATGTGCTCTGTGTCTAGGTTACTGGTATTCAGTGATACCACTTGTAGGAATGTATGGGTTTAGGGGCTTTCTTCTAGCAGGAATCGTCGGACTACTAACAGAAATCATCGATAGATATTTAAACAAACAATAGTTACAAATGAAACTAACAGTGTTACAATTGAAATATTTAGAAATCAACCTTTCTATATTTGGAGTAAATGCAGTAGCAACTCAAGAACAAAGAGATGCTGTTTACGACATTTACAATGCGCTAACTAAACAGAAGAAGAAACCAAATTCTTGTGGAAGATGTTGGAGAAATGTAAAAGGTCATGTATACAAACAATATCTAAAACAAAAAGAAGAATAGTATGAGCGGATTCAGAGGAGGAGATGAGAACATCAACCGTGCCGGCCGTCAAAAAGGCACAACTAACAAACACACAAAACAAATCAAACAAGCATTTGGTATGTTACTAGAAGGTAACCTAGACAATCTATCTATATGGTTAGCACAAGTAGCAGCAGACGATCCAAAGGCAGCACTAGATATCATGTTACGTATGTCAGAAAGATTCGTACCTAAACTACGTCACACAGATATCACAACAGATGGAGAGAAGATACTAAACTCATTGAAGTTCAATTTCGGGCCTCCTATTGATTCTGACAAAAGAGAATCAGATGAAGAATGATACAATACGAATACAAAGTGATCAAATCGAATGTTCTAGCGGATATTCAAGCAGAGGGCCTTCATGGGTGGATAGTAGTGAGTTACGACTACAAACTAGTTCTACTGATGAGACCTATCAATAGATCTCGTTCTAACGAAGAATAGATATGACAGCAGAAGGCTTTAGGCCTCACTCAGGCCAACAAGGATTCATAGACCTCCTATTTAGTACGGAGGCAAAATACTATACGTTAGTGTCAAGCCGTCAGGCCGGTAAAACCATGCTTGGCCTAAACCTTCTACTTTACTTTGCAATCAACGACCCGGGTACTAAAACAGCATTCATCTCACCAACATACCAACAAGTTAGAAAGGTGATGGAAGAACTCAATGATGCTATAGCAGAATCAAAAATCACAAAGAAGGTAAACTTCTCTAACCATGAGATACACTTACAAAATGGTTCAGCTATTTACTTCAGATCAGCTGAAAACTATGATGCACTTAGAGGGTACACATTCGACTATATGCTTCTTGATGAAGCAGCCTATATCAAACAACAAGCTTGGAGATCAGCGATCCAACCAACAGTACTGATCAAAGGTAAAAAGGTCATCCTCATGTCTACACCACGTGGCCGTGACCAATTCTACGAAATGTACCACCTAGGCCTCGACAAAGAATACCCTAACTATGAATCATATAGAATGACATACGAAGGTAACCCTTTTGTAGATATGGAAGAAATCAATGCAGCCCGTAAAACACTACCAGATGCAATCTTCAGAGCAGAGTACCAAGGAGAATTCATAGAAGGAGAATCAATGGTATTCCAAAACTACAAATCTTGTATGGTTAACCAATGGCCAAAAATACCACAAGGTAAAGTGTATGTTGGATGTGACCTTGCCAGAGAGTCAGATTTTACTTGTGCAGTCTTCATGGACCACAATGGAAACGTGCTAGATATCTACAGAGAGAATCAAA